CCGCTAATTTTTCAAAGTTTAACCCTAACTCTTGAGCCTGTGCTTGTAATTGAATCTCGGCTTGTTTTAGACTTGCCAATTGGTCAGCCGTTAACTTACCTGAATCAATCGTAGACTGTACGTCTTTTTCATCAATTCCAAGTGCTTTAGATATGGCTGATACAGCCAAACCTGCAAGAGGACCGCCCAGTGCTGTAGCAATAGTAGGAGCTATTTGACTTAAAAATTCCATATTAATCCTTTAGCAAAATAATTAACATCATACAAATCAATGCAAACATTGTCCACCATTTAAACAATTCATCATCCACGCACAATGTCCTTTTTCGTTCTTACAATAACCTTGTGTTCTTTGTCAAACTTTGGTTTTGGTAATCTTGTTTTTTCCAGTTCTTTAATCTCAAAATGCAAATAAATAACATAAGACCAAATAACCAGTTCAACTAAAAACACAGCAAACCAATACTTAACCCAGCTCATACAAGATTAAAGTAATACAGCAAACAAGTAATAATAAAAGCTACAAACCAACAATAAAACTGAACTCGTCTTACATCTTCTAACTTATGGCCGTAATACTTTTTACTTTCTTGATGCTCTTTTTCTACTACCGCTTTTAACTCTAATACCTTGCTCCACTCTTTAGCACCATACTTAGCTTTAAATTCTTTTTCAGCCTCGTTTTCTGCTTGAATAATGGCACTTTGATTTTTATACTCTTGAATAGCTCGATAGATCATCGAGTTCTCCATTGCTTCTTCGTGAATCTTGTGCTTCTTTCTTGCTTCTAATTCCTGTAATGCTACTTCTGTACCGTCACGTTGAATATTCTCAATACTTTTAGTTAACTTCTTGCCAGCCTCACGACTTTGTTCTAAGCTATTTGCTAAAGATTTTGCCCCTTCGGCAATTGGATTAATGTCTGGCATTTCATTTCACTAAGTGCTTCACCGTGTCAATTAAAAAGTCTTTACCAAAAAAGATTGAAACAATCACTGCATAAAGAAGATATTCAATACGTTCCATGCGCTTAGATCCTTTAGCAAAAGAATCTAGTATACCTTCGTATCGCTCTGCACAAACGGCTTCATGTACAGACAAACGCTTATCTGTTTCTGCAATGACTGTTTCCATATCCATTACTTTGCTTCTTCAGTAGTTGTTTCAACTGTAGGCGGCACAACAACTGCTGGTGTATCATCTACTTTTACACGAGTAATGTCACCATGGTCTGTATTGTAACCAAGTGCTGATTTCACTTCATCAATCACTTTTTCTGCAGTTTCTTCAATTTTCTTTAGTAAGTCCATAAACACTCCTTATTGAGTTGTGGTTGGTGCTTCTACAGGTGTTGGTGCTTCTACAGGTTGTGCACCTTGTTCACCTGCTTGTTTTTGAATCTCATTAATTAATCCCGCAACTTCAACAAAAGGTCTAGAACCAAGATACTGAAGAATGCCGTTAATTAAATCAGTTGTTAATGAAAGTTTTTCCATTTTTTAATATCCTAAAAAATTGCCACCAAAAAGGGCTGATGGCTTACCCTAAAATTAAGACTGTACCCAAGGTAACGGTGGCTGTGTTACTGTTGGATTAATTAAATTGTTTAAATTAGTGTTTACAGCAGTTTCTGTGGCTTCTTGATTAATGCCGTTTGACCAACACCATCCAACAACTTGTGATTGAGTAAGCGAATTGTACGGAGTAAATGAACCACCTTCTGCTGGCTCAGGAAATGTACAAGTCCCATATACGCTGTTTGTAAATTCTACAGGTGGAGTTGCTGTATTTGATTCTGTACCTGTGCATCTCCAACCTGCTGTTAATACTACTTCTGAATGACCATTAATGGTTTGTGTACTAGCGTCCATCCAATCAATAGTCCAGTTAATTGTTGCTGACATTATTTATTCTCCAAAGTTAAAATGCGTTGTGTTAGTGATTCAATAATTGCTTGTTGTTCTTGAATGGCTTTGACAAGTAATGGAGTTAAACGACCATAATCAACACCCCATGGATTTTGTTTTTCGTTATCCCCACCAACGCTTACTGGTTCTATATATATTTTTCCTAATTCTTGTGCAATAAAACCATAATCAACGTGCTGTTTATCTTCTTTCCAATCGTAAGAACGAACAGGAATATTTAAAACTTTATCTAAAGCATTAGGAGCATCAACAATATTTTCTTTTAATCTTTCATCTGATGTTGCGTTATATACTACAACTGTAGATGCTGTATGTTGAATACCACCTGCAACTGAACCTGAACTATTTAAAAAATAAATATAGTTTGAACTACTGCCGTAAGTTGTTCCTGTATCTTTAAATGCTGCACAAACTTGTGATGCTAAATTTGCACTTGATTGTATATAAGTTGTTGCACCTAAAGAAGATGATGTTTGATTTACTAACAATTGACCACTATTATCTAGTGTCATTGCTTGGGTAAATGCACAAGTAGTTCCTGCTGAACCTGATGGTGCTATGTACCAAGCAAAGCCTGGGTTGTTAGTTTGAAATCTACTTGCTGTATCGTTTATTTGATAATAATAATTTGAACCTGTGTAATAAGCATTGCTTAAAATTTGAGGAGCATCATTACTAGCAGAACTTTGAGCAAATGAACCATATCCAATTTGCAAAACTTTCCATGTACTTGTCCAAGCACTAGGAGTAACTCCAAGTCCTAGATTGCCTGATGAATCAATCCTCATAGATTCTGTTAATGCACCACCACTAGCATAAGCATTTTTAAATACCATTGTTCCAGAAGTGGCAGAATCTCTATAAACAGATATTTCTCCATTTATTACTGAATTTGCTGATGATAAATTCCATTGAATACCTGCACCTGTACTTGCTGCCGTATTTGGATTTGTTAAACGTAATACTTGTGCAGTAGAACCACTAGATGATTGACTTATTTCTAAATTTGCTTGAGGACTACTTGTACCTATTCCTAGATAGCCAGCAGATGTAAGACGCATATACTCTGTGTTATTTGTATAAAAACGAATTGGTAATGTAGTATCAGTTTGTAAATAAGCACCAGATGAATCTTGACCTAAATATGTTGAACCTACAGAATTTTTTGCTTGATAATAAGCCGAACCTGAACCTGCTGTTTGATTTAAAACACCTACTGAACCTGAAGAATACACATGTAATTGTGTACTAGGACTACTTGTACCTATACCTAAATATCCAGCAGTAGTTAAACGCATATTTTCTGTAGCGTTAGTACCAAACAAAAGATTACCTGAAGCATTAGCATTAAACAAAAATGCGTTTTTTGCTTGTGTTGCATGATTTGTGCCATAAGCAACTAATCTAAGGTCACCACCTGTACCTGTTCCTACTTGTACGGCTGAACCAGCAGAAGTTCCACTATTTGTATTTTCAAAAGTTGCATAACTTATAGAATTTGCTTGAAGTTGTGCGTAAACAGAAATACCAGAAGTAGGTGCTACATTTATACCTAAATTTGTTCCGTTAAATTGTAAATTAGCACTAGAACTAAAAGCACTTGTACCATTGCCGTACGGTATATATCCTGATGTTAATGTTGTTAATCCTGTGCCACCTGATGCTACACCAAGAGCATTTGTTAAATTAAGTGTATTAGCCGTTAATGTTGTGCCGTTAAATGTTAAATTACTCGATTGTGCAATTGCTGATGTGCTAGATGCATAAAATATTTGATTAGCAGTAAACGCAGTTAAACCTGTACCCCCTGAAGAAGTTCCAAGTGTACCTGCCAAAGTAACTGCTCCTGCTGTTGCAGTAGAAGGAGTTAATCCTGATAAAGATGTTTGAAAGGTAGTAACAGCAACACCACTTAGTGTTGACCATTGTGGTGCAGTACCACTCGATGTAAGAATCTGTCCATTTGTTCCAATACCAAGTTTAGATAACGCCGTACCTGACGCATAGTAAGGTAAGTCACCTGCTGTGTAGCTTGATAAACCTGTTCCGCCATTGCTTGTTATCAATGTGCCTGCAACCGTAATTGCACCTGTGGTTGCGGTATTAGGTGTTAAGCCTGTAGTGCCGAAGTTAATAGATGATACGTTGATATTGCCTGCTTTAGATGCCAATACTTGAACATTACCTGAAGCGTCTTTGTAGAATAATTTACCATCATAATAATTCAGGGCAAGCTCTGCACCTGTAGATGAAGAAGTTAAATTAGCCGCTGACGGTGTATTGCCTGTCGTTCCACTTGCATAAATTAATATTGGGGTGTACCCGCTCTGTGCCATATTTATTCCTTTTGAATATTATAAATCCATTTTATTAAAATCCACCACCTGCAACACCAACATTTGTTCCTGTACCACCATATAAAGTTCCGATAATAGTACCTTGCCAAGTTCCTGTTCCAATTGTGCCTACACTTGTTAAACTAGAACTTACGACTGTACTATTTAATGTGGTGCCTGTTAATGTGCCTGCTGCCGCTGTTACTGTTCCACTACTTCCTAAACTTATAGATGTACCATTGACTGTTACAGAACTATTTTGTAATTGTGCATTAGTTACATTGGATAAAGCACCACCTAATACAATATTACCGCTAGAAGTTACTGTTCCAGTTAAAGTAATTCCATTAACAGAACCTGTACCTGATACAGATGTTACTGTTCCTGAACCTTTATTATTAAAAGTATTCCAATCCGTAGAGGTTAAATAACCACTTACAGATGACGTTGCTGCCGACATCGAAATAGTTGGGGTTGTACCACCGCTAGATACTACTGGGCTTGTTGCTCCTACTGAAGTGACATAAGTTCCTGATGGCTGTTTGTTATTGAATGTATTCCAATCAGTACTACTTAAATATCCGTTTGTGCTTGTACTTGCTTGCGTAATACTAATAGCGGGAGTAGTTCCGCCGCTTGACTGAATAGGGGCAGTTCCTGTTACTGATGTCACGGTTCCTACATTAATTGTACCACCTAAACTTACTGTATTACTATTAATAGTAATAGAACTATTTGCCAGTTGAACATTGGTAATCGTGCCACTTAATGCTGTTGTTGGAATTGTAGCACTAGCAGTAAAAGCAGAAGTTCCATTTCCAATAACATACCCTGTTAAAGTAGTTGCTCCTGTACCACCCGAAGATGGGTTTAATGTACCTGCTAAAGTAATAGGACCACTTGTTGCGGTATTAGGGGTTAGCCCTGATAAAGTAGTAGTAAATGTGGTTACGCCGCCAGTTAATGAAAACTGTTGCCAACCAGATGCATTGTAACCTTCAAAGGTTCCTAAACTTGTATTGTATCTGAAAGCGCCGGTAGACCCTGTTCTTTGACCGGTAGTGCCATTAGGCACAGTAACTGAACCTGTTCCTGGAAATATAGCATTACTTGATATACTAATAGTAGGCGTAGATGTTCCGTCTCCGCCTGCTATACTAATTTGATTCGTAGTTCCGGTAAGCACATTTGTACTTAAAGTCGTCCCATTAGTAGAAATAAACCCTGTTCCACCTAAACTAGCAAGTGCTAATGGCAAACCGCTTAACCCGAGTGTAGGGTTACCAGTTACGCCACTTCCATTCGTTACAGATAAACCAGCGCCAGTAACAGCAATGCTTCTATTAACAACGCTATTACTTGAATTTTTAATGATAAGGCCCTGAGATGCATTTTCTAATGAGCCTGATACTGCATTAAGGAAAACAGAGTATTGACCCTGTGCACCACCAGAACTTGTTCCAATTCCTAATCCACCTACTAGTCTTTGACTATTAGGCAAAGAAGGCTCATTATTAATAGTTAAATATGTCTGAGTCTGAGTTGGGCTATTAACTAAGTTATATACGGTTGTTTGTACTGTCTGCCCATTTTGGACAATCGGCACAAGTTCAGAACCACTAATAGGGCTAGGAGCTACAGGAAGTTGTGTTATTCGTACATTGGCCATATTCGTTCTCTACGGACTAAGGTTATCAAGATTTCCGTCCAGCGGATCTTCTGCTGTTTCAGGGGCAATACCGTATTCCCCTTGAGTAATTGGTGTTTTTGGATCTTGGTTAGGTGAGTTAACCACATTCGGATCTGTCGTGATTGCGTCTTGATTAGCAGCAATGTCAGCATCTGGTCTAGGAAAGCGAAGACTAATTTTTTCAGGCTGACGCATAGGCAGTCTATAAGGATCTTTTTGGTCAATACAACCAAACCGACAAACTCTAAGACCTGGTATGTTTTCATCTTGCTGCACATCATCATATGCTCTCTTCATTTTGCATCGGTCGCAAATTTGTATTGTTAATACAGTATTTCCTCGGGTATCAAGCCATTTTGACATATCTACCTCGTATAAACACTAATGTTAGGTGCAAAGTAAATCGGAGACTTATCTCGTTCTTCTTGCTCAGCCATCATCCAATACTTCTCTGCTTGCTGTTCACAGTAAGCAATTCTAGCAGGATCAACTTGAGGTAACTCCATAGCCATTTGATGTGCTAGCATGTTCTGTATCGCTAAATACCATCTTTGAGGTATTTCTATAGAACCAGATAATGCACCAACATCTTGTACATATCTAGAACACCATGCCACAATCTGAACAGAATAAAGATTAGGCGTAGGCCAAAGTGTCATAGTAGGCTGTGGAATAGTTCTATTTAACCAATACTGTAAAGGATAGTTATTAGGATAGTTCTTATTCGGTAAATTAATGTAGTCATCACGGTTCATTCTAAACATCGGTATTTCTGTTGGATTTGAACCAAAAATAACCTGATAAAACCCCATGTTAGCACCGGATGTCTGTAAAATTCTCCAGTAAGGAGCAGTAACTGACGGATCTAAGTCATTGTAAATCCATTGCCCACTAACCCAAGAAGTAGTGTTTGGAGTAAGTAATGTAACCCAAGTAGAATTATCTTGAGAATATTGAATTTGATAGTCAACTGTTCCTGTAATAGCAGGAAAAATACCAATGGTTGCCATGTAAATACCTTGACCGGTTCCATTATTAATACCAATGTAGCCTGTATTAGTTGTTAACTGACAAATATTAGTATAGACACCATCAAAAGCATTAGCAACTATTCCTGAAGATGAATTAGCGCCGTTTGTATTAATTGTCAAATATCTATAGTTAGCACTTAGTATATCATTAGTAGATGCAGGCAATAAGTATTCATATTGATCAGCAACCATGCCAATCACATTCTTTTGAATACACCAATACTGAATACCGCGGTTAACTAAATTAGACAATAAGTAGTAAAGCGATTGCTTTGCAGCAAAGATTTGCTCTGATGTTAATTCTTCAGCTAGTTTTCCAGCACGACGAGCGCCACTATCAATTAGATTTTGAACTGTAACAACTGTGGTGGATACTGTTCCGCTTGTACTCATTGCTAACCTTTACCAATTAGGGCACTTCCATCGTTTTAAAGAAGCCTTCGCTCTAGGTGCGTCACCTTTAGCGTGTTTTACTACTCCAGACATTCGAGCACAAAATGAATTCTTTCTACTTCCACCTTCTGGCTGCGGTGCTTTTAAATGCGACCCTGTTTCTCTATTATACTTGGCTCTTCCTTTAGCCGTAAGCCCGGCGCCTTGTTTAGTTGGTAGTTTTTCACCTCTTCCAACAGAGAGCGATACACCACCGCCAGTTGCTTTCTTAGCTGTTTTTTCTGAATTAATAAAATCCTGTTTAGTTGGGGCGCCTTTGCTTCCAACTTTACGCATGTGCTCGCCACTACCTTGCTTAATTCTTTCTTGTTTAGCATGAATGTTTGCGTACAAACCGCCGCCATCTTTCTTTTTAACAGATCTTTTTACATTATATGCAATAGCAACTGCTTGTTTAACAGGTTTCCCTGCATGTACTTCAGTAGCAACATTCTTGCTAAAAGCTTGCTTTGATTTTGATTTAATCAAAGGCATAATTAGCTCCCTGTACCAACAGTATTATTATTGTTTTGTATAAGTTTACCTGTAATAATAACCCCTGCAGATATTGTACCTGTATTTGTAACAAGTTGCCATTGAATATCGGTTTTTTCTGCATATAAAAACGGATTTGCTTGTCTTTGTGCTGTATAAATCGATACAAACGGTTGTTGCAACACAACAAACTTAACGCCTGTAGTGTTGTTAATAGCTTGTACTTTGTAAGTAACAATTATGCTTCCGGTATAACTATTTGATGTGTTTACTTCAGCTAAGTCTAAATAGAATGTGTATCCTGCAGGTACTGTAAATACAGTACTTTGTGATTTGCCAATTCCTGCATTAATTTGAGAAACAATATTAGAGGATTGCTTTAATGTAATTGTACCTACGTTAGTAGTTTGCCCTGTTCCTGCCGATACTAAAACCATACTATTTACACGATAATAGCTATTTAGGGTTGTTACTCCTGTAACGCCATTCATTTGTAAAGTTTCAGATATTTGATTAAAGTTTGCATCTAAACCATTAATTAACACCTTAGCAACCGTATCATCAGATGCAGAAGTGCTTACAAGAGTTAGTGTAGATGCATTTGTAATGTAAGTATAAGTTGTAGCATTTTCCCAAACAGGAATGCTAGTAGTTGTTACAGATGCTTGATAACCAAAAATATTGACTTGTTGATGACCATAAATTTGATTACGAGCAACTTGTAAATCAAATGGCTCATATGCACCACTACGAGTTACCGAAGAAACGATGTTATTACTCATATTAAATCTCCAAGTTAAAAGGCGGGGTTTTCACCCCAACCTTTAATAGTTACACTTACCACCTTTTTTATGATGCGTAGAAATCTTGCTATGATGCTTTGCATGACCTCCATGCTTCATAGGGTGATGGTCAATATGTGTATGTCCATGGTCGTGCTTCCCTGCAAGATGATGCATAGATTTATGACCGTGGTCATCGTGTCCATGAGTGGTGTGATGTTGCTTATGACCATGAGTAACATGTCCACCTGATTTGTAACCTGCAGGAGCTTGATGAATTTCGCCTGTCTTACCTTTTTTGGTTGGCATCTTTTCACCATCTTTCATATCATTTAGATATCTGTTGGCTACATTCTGAGAAACTGTTCCACCTTTAGCATACTTATGCATCTTACCACCATGCTTATAGCCTACACCTTCAATGCCACCTGATTTAGTGTGAAATGATTTAGTTTGTTTAGCTTCAACAACTTTATCTTGCACGTCAATCTTTGGCTTTAATGTACCTTTAGTCTGAAAAGCATCACCTTTAGCAGCCAATGCTTGTCCGCCTTTAGCATAAGAACCACCTTTACACATTTTAGCCATGTGTTTATGGTGTTCGTGCATTTTATGGTGGTGAGCAGAACCACCTTCGGCATGCTTTGTTTTGTGGTGTTTTGCCATTGCCATGTGATGCTTATGCGTACCTTCAGGGTGACCGCTAATATGATGAACTTTTCCGCCATGCTTATAACCTGGACCCTCAATTCCAGCGCCTGTCATAGACTTGTGATGTGGCTTACCTTCTCCAAGTAATCCACCTATCTGAGGTGTATACATAGCTTTACCACCTTTAGCCATGTGAGCTTTACCACCATGTGTAGAGTCTTTCATCTTTTCATGATGTTTAAGTTCTTTTTCAACTTTATGAATCTCTTTTATCTCTTTTCGTTCTTCAGCTTTACCGCCTTCTTTACGTCTAAGTAAAGCAGGTTGCATAGCCATTGCACGACGAGGAGGCATCATCATAGGGTTGCCACCCATTGCCATGTGCTTTTTATGCGCATGACCGCCTTTTTTCATACCTTCATGCTTAAGTTCATCAGCAGAAGGTTCTGTTGTCATTTCTTTTGGTTCACGACCAAATTTGCTAGTTGCCATAATAAT